ATGCCAGTTCAATCCAAAAGTCACCCTCAATGCTGAACGCTAATGTGGGCAACACGAAAACAACACCGTTGTTGAACCGTGTGTAAACTTTCATGTGTTCTTCTCCATGAGTTTTTCTTGTACTGCGACCAGTAAACTAAATGAATTGTCTTTATGTTTTACACAAAATTCAAAGCATTCTTCCTTTGTCAAATCAACCCAAGGTTTCTCCAACTCAGCAACTCTGTCAGACAAGACACGCACTAACTCAGTTAGCACAGCGACCTCTGCCATTAACTGCTCTCTACTTGGAGTGGCTTTAAACGCCTCTTGGTTTTTACTATTCTCTCGCTCTATACGTTCAAACTCTTCATCTTCCGCTGTCTTCATAACGCCTCCTGTTTCACGTGGAACAAAATATATATACCCCTCCCCCCTATCGATTTGAAAACATAAGGGGGTACTTCTGCTATAGAGAACGTTCGTAGTGTATCAGGAATTAGTGATGGGGTGTGGAAAATCGAGTGTAGTGGGCTGAGCGGGCGAGCGCCCAATCGGGCGGGTGCGGTGGTAGTGGGTCACGCACACCACGCATCGCACTAGCCGTACCCTGTTTAAACGTTCTCAGTTCAGCAGTGACTTAGGTTTCGCTGACTGTAGTAATGCGAGGGATGACTCCAGTTCTTTCTTGAGTGAGTCCACGTTGACCTCTTCTACTTTGCTCTCTACCTTGTCAGTGAACATGCCAATGGCTCTGCCCATTAGTTCTAACGCCTTGAGTTTGTCACTTGTCCTTTCCCCCGCTCTCTCAGCGTGGTTATACAGTTCCGACATGATGTGTCTACGTGTGGCTTGGTTGTCAGCAATGACGTTTTCTTTGAGAGTGACCCAAAAAGACTCTAGTAACTGAGTGATTCGTGCATCCTTCAAAAGTCGGTTCGCATCGCTGACTATGGATGCCTCGCTCATGTTGGAGCAGTCGTAGGCTCTACGATACGCATCGCTTGGTGACATGCCTTGCACTATGTTTGATGCGAATGCATGCATCTTTGCAGTCATTCGTTTGTCTCTGCCATTCGTTGACGTTTCGTCTTTGTGTACGCCTCTTGGTAGTCCATTCTTTTTCTTCTTTACTTCTACTTGAGCAACGGCTGACCGTATGTCTACGACATGAGTCCCCGCTCCCTGTGTGCTTGCATCATTCGTGCTTGTAGTGCTTGTCGTTGTGTGCATGTCTTTTGTCATGGTTTGTCACTCCTAGTGCGTTGATAACTCCACTTCATTGCCTGAGTGGTTTGCTACGCATGGTGACCGTTTAAACATCGACAGTCAACAAGGTTCGTCATCTGTTCGTAGACTGTTCGCAACAAGGCACTCATCGACAGGACTTCTAGGACTTCTATTCGTCTTATCCATACACTGCAACGCCTGACTATTTCGCTACGCTAAAAGTCCCCCAAACCACAGGCTCATCACAGGCTCAAAATATGCGCTAGTCGTTTAAACGTCCTAAGTTGACATAGTCCACGCCATGTGGTCTATGTCAAAACTGACCTGTTTAAACATACAGAGAAGTTATCCACAGCCTGTTGATAAGTAAAAGTTATCCACAAAATTGTTAATAACTTATTGAAAACAAAATAACTCAAACCTCGTATATTGAACGAATGCAAGCACGTCAAGGGGTAGGGTGCTTGCACCCCTAATAATCGCTTGTAGGGCGTTTAAATCGGTCGGTCACACCAAAAAGTATTACTTTAAAAAATCTTCATTTTTTTTAAAAACCTTGTCAACCGTGGTGCTTGCATGACCGTTTAAATGGTGCTATCATCAAACCTCACTCAGTGCTTGCATCGGGTGACTCGCAAACGAATCAGCGAGTAATAAAAGTGATTCGGTGCGATAGGGGAACTAGAGGTACTCGATGCCTATACCTACACCGCATGACCGCTTAGACCCATGACCTGACGATTGTGGCGAGTGCGACAGTTACCTAGCGATAGGTTGTTCTTTATGCATGTGCTCAATACTTGCGTACCGATTCAGTTGTGGGTCTGACTCACACATTCACGGTTCTTACTTGAGTGCATGCATGGTGAAAATCCATCTAGTTGGGCAGTGCTTGCACTGCTCAATAGGATGCACTTTCTACTGGAGATTAAACATGAAACCACGCAATCACGTGGTGCTTGCACTGCTACGTAATCCAAAACGTAACCAAGGCAAACACCGTTCTAAAACCAAGCACCAAGTGCTTATGAAGTCACTCAACCGTAAGGGGGAACTATGAAGTTTTGGCATTACTACTGTCTCAAGTCACCACTCTGCCTCATCGGGTATGTGTTCGGTACTCAGGACATGGCATTTTTGTGGGTTGCAGTGCTATCAGCATTCTGCATACCTTTGTTTGCTTACTTGGAGGAAATCTAATGGCTGATGAACGTAACCCTGTTTTACTTGGTATCGAGCGAGACCTTGAGAGTGGCATGCCTCTCATCGAGGTAGCGATTCGCAATGAAGTCCCTCTGTTCATCGTTGAAGACGTGCGGAGGTTTATGGACTCAATTTCGGAGGAAATCTAATGAGAAAAATTCTCTATGTGCTAATGCACATTTTGTTTGCATCGGTGTTTGCATCGTTGCTATGCATCGCACTCCTTGACTGGATGGGCGGGTGTGGTGAGTCGTTTACACGTGCTGACGGTACGTCCCAAATGGGAGAGTGCATCGGGCGTGAAACCTTTTTCAACTTCTTAGGAGCATTGCTATGAGTCAACAACGTGAACCGTGGCTGACCTCTGCCGTGGGCGAATTGCGTCCCATCTTTGAGGCACACAACTTCCCTCTCCCTGAGAAAATCAGGGTGACCTGTGGGTTTCCCTCCAAGTTTGCACGTGCCATCAACCGTGCTATGGGTGAGTGGCATCCCCCATCGTCCTCTGCTGACGGTCACCATGAAATCTTCATCTCCCCTGTGGAGTCTGACTCTTGGTCAGTGCTTGGCACACTGGTGCATGAACTCTGTCACTCTGCTACGCCTGACGATGGTCACCGTGGTGCTTTCCCCGCCCTTGCCAAGAAGATGCACCTAGAGGGCAAACCCTCTGCCACACGCATCGGCAAGCGATTCAAGGACGAGTTTGTCTCGATACTTGAGACCCTTGGCGAGTACCCACACGCCAACCTTGACGTGACTGCCGACAACAAAACGCAGAGCACACGCATGCTGAAAGTTGTCTGCCCCACATGCATCGAGCACCACCCTGACGGCAGAGTCAAGTGGCAGTACTCGTTCCGCATGTCCCAGTACACCGCAGACAAGGGCACACCGACTTGCCCATGCGGTACGCAAACTCAACTCGCTTAATTTTTCGGAGGCTTAACCGTGAATATCAAACTCGAACTTTCCAAGTTTTCTACCCCTGTGCTCAACACCGTGTTGACCAACCGTGGCTTGCCTTTCCACATCGTCAAAGGCGATGCGGTTAGTGCAGTGGCTGACCTCATCAACAACGGTCTCATCACGTTCGATGAGGTTCGCAAGACCGTGCCCTCTCAGGCATCCACCCTCGCCACCAATTCCAAAATTGATGACGAGGTCAAGCACAAAATCATGCAGACTCAGGCAGACATTGCGTCAGCAGTCGAGGGCGTGGCACGTGTGCAAGACACCGCCAAGGCACTGCTCGATGAACAACGTCAGCAACGCATTGCGAACGAGGCAAAGTTCAACGACATGACTAGCCGTTTAAACAATGCATTGACCTCGATTCAGGGCGTTGATTACAGCAAAGTCGAGACCGTCATTCGCACTCAGGTCTCCGACTTGTTCGACTCTTTCCGCAAGGTCACGCCACGTGAGGAGGTTGTCGCAATTGCGAATGCCGTACCTAAGACCACTCGCAAGACTGCATTCGAGTTGTTCGGTAACGTGTGCACCTACGAGGAGGGCGGTCAAACGGTTAATTTTGGGGGCATGCAAATCGAGGTGTGGTCTGACCCTGACGCACCGTTGCGAGTCGATGACTACATCTTCACCCCTGAGAATCTGCACCAAACACTCATCGCCCTCGATGACAAACTGCCACACAATTCTTGGCTTGCGGGTGAACGTGGTACAGGCAAGAGCGAGTTCGTTTCTCAGGTTGCCTCACGCCTTGGACGTAGGTTGTTTCGTGTGAACTTTGACGAGGCAATCGAACGTGCTGAGTTCATCGGGGGTAACACCATCAAGGGCGGTGACGTTGAATGGAAAGAGGGCGTTATCACTCAGGCGATACAGCATGCGGGTGCAATCATCCTCCTCGATGAGATTGGTTTCGCACGTAGTCAAAACCTCGCAGTGCTCCACGCCCTGTGCGAACGGTCACCACACCGCTCCATCGTCATCGCTGAGACAGGCGTTCGCATCCCTGTCGCATCGCATGTGGCTTTTTTCTGTGCCGATAACTCGAACGGTCACGGTGATGAGTCCGGGAACTTTGACGGTGTGCGTAGCAAGAACACTGCGTTCCTCGATAGGTTCTCTTTCACCATGTCATTCAACTACTTGCCTCACGACAAGGAAGTTGAGTTGATTCACAAGCGAACCATGTTGCCCATCGATGCAACCGATGTGATTGTGAAGTTTGCTAACACGGCACGTGAGAAAGCACGTGCGGGTTTGCTGACTCAGCCACCGTCACTACGCCAACTGTTCGCATGGGCATCAGCGATACAGAAAGGTTTACCAGTATCGATAGCGTTCAACAACGCCATCGTCAACAAGTTTCCCGCAGAGTGCGAAAGCGAACTGCGTGGCATCTACTCAGCGACTATCGATGTGGACGCATTGAAGTCATTCTTGGTCAAGCAATAAGGAGGTTTTATGCTAGGTATAAACGTCAAACGTGGTGTCGCAACCACCTTGGAGCGAGTGTTCAACGCAAGTGGTGAGCACATGGGTGACCTTGAGGTTCTGTGGTCAGGCAAGACAGCGGGAATCATCTTTGACCGTAGGAACGGTTACACGAATGCCAAGGTCATCTTCCCCGCCATCGATGAGAAGTCAGACGTGCCACACACCACGTTCAACAACCTCATCGGGTACGCACTGCACGAACTTGGTCATGCGTGGTACACCGACAACAAACCGTGGGACAGGGCACGTGCAGAGCACGGTGCATTCGTTGGTGCTCTCATCAACGGTCTTGAAGACCCTCGCATCGAGCGATGTGTCATCGAGTCAGGACGTGCACCAAACGCACGTGCCTTGTTCGAGAACCTTGCGAACTCAGTGCTTGCCAAGGACGGTTACGTTCAGCCTGACGATAAGAAGAACATTCCTTTTCTTCTCGCCATCGAGGGCAGACGTATGAACGGTTACGACATATGCGTTGACTCCATCGTTGACGCATCGCCTTGGAAGAAAGATATCAAGTGGGCATTGAAGAGGGCACACAAAGCCACCGACACTGCGGGCATCGCAAAGATTGCGGTTGAACTGTTTAAACGCCTATCAGAGAAAGAAGAACAGGGCGATGACGGTCAGGACGGCAACCCTCAACCACCACAGGGTGAACCACAGGATGGCGAGGGTCAAGACGGTCAGCCTCAAGACGGTGAGCCACCGCAGACTCAGCCAACCGATGACCCCTCAGATGATGACGGTCAGGACGGCACGAACGGTCAGGATGAGGGTGACCCCTCAGACAGTGACGAACAGGGCGATGGTGACGGTTCTGATGGGTCTGACGATGACGATACGAACGGTCAAGACGGTGACAAGCCAACCGATGGCAACCCGACTGACGGTCAAGACGGTGACCCTACTGAGGGTGACGGTCAGGACGGTGACACATCCGATGAGCCAAGCGATGAGCCACCCAGTCAGGGCAACGGCAAATCGGAGTCACTAGAGGGGGGACGTGAGGTAGAACCTAGCGACTTCATCGAGGGTGAACTCGACAAACACTCCACATCAGTGGACGATAAGAAGAGCAGACCAAGTTTTGGTAAGCCCGAAATTGCAACATTTTCTTGGAGGTAATCATGCGTATCACAAAATCAGATGCAGAACGTAACTACTCATTCCAGTACAACCGTCAGACTAGCGGGTTAGGTGCGACACGTGCAAACATCATGCGCCTGTTGCGTTCACTCGACTTGGTCTCTTGGTCATCGTATGAAGAGTCGGGACGTTTAGACCGTAAGGCGTTTACACGCTTTGCCTGTGGTAGCACTGCCATCTTCAGCAAACGCACGTACCAAGAGGCGCAAGCATCAGCGGTGTCTATGCTCATCGACTGTTCGGGTTCGATGTCATCCGATGGTTTGATTCAGACTGCGGAGGCGATAGCGATTCAACTGTCACGCATACTCGACAAGGCAAACGTTGAGTTCGCAGTCACAGGGTTTCACGGTTCGGAAGATATCGTGGGCAGACACGCCACTGGTGCAAGTGATGACATTGTCATCAGGAAAGAAGAGCCTGTGCTCATACCGTTCAAGACGTGGCGTGAGTCGATGCAGAAAGCATCAGCCAAGTTGGGTTCGATTAACCAGTGGGCAATGGGTTCTACGCCTGACTACTCAGCAATCAGTTTGATTCTTGAAGACATCGCCATGCGTGATGAGCAACGCAAGATTGTGTTCTTGCTGACCGATGCAAACGGTTACAACAAGGAACACATGCGCCATCTGCAAGACCTAGCAGACC